AACCAGGTTTTCCAGCTGGCGATCGGTCACGCGCTCCGCTGCGTTGTAGAAGTATTCCTGCTTCTGCTCCAGCGTCCCCTGACGCAGCGAAATACGCGACTCGCGCCGTTCAGGAACGAGGAGCGGAGGAGTGGACCCGCTCTGAGTTTCGCGTTGTGCCCGCTCAGCCTGTTTAAGCAGCCGAATCTCGTCGCTCGAAATAAGCGAGCCTGACTCACGCTTCGCCTGGATCTCGGCGGCGCGTGCTTGCAGATCGGTCGCCTGAACTCGCGCCGCCTGTTCCTGCAAGACCTTGACCGCGGGTGCCGCACCAAGGCCATTCGCGGCGAGAGCCGGCTCTTCAATAGGCTGTCCCGTACTAACTCGACCCGCTCCCAACCTCGGCTGCGCGGCTTGTTCCACTTGCAACGTCGCTTCTTCCTCGGCTCGCGTTTCCGTATCGTAGGTGGTGCGGCCACGCGGCTGCGTTGCAAGCGGAATCTCCAGCTCAGGGGTAGGCGCAGCGACTGGTTTCGCTTCCTCCGTCGCAGCCGCAGTCGCTCGATCGAGCATGATCTTCTGCTCAGCGGTACGCAGAAAAGCGGGAGCCTCGGCCGCGGCCAGCACCTGCTGATCGCGCGTCATATTGGACTGCGGGAGCTGATTCGCCGCCGCGGTCTCGGCGAGCGCTAATTCTTCGCCGACAGTCAATGGCCCCTTGCGCGGCTGCGCCTCAAGCGTCGAGCGAAGCGGTTCATTACCACGGCCTAACAGCTGCAAACGATTCAGCCGCTCGCTGATCTCGGCGGCACTCGGCGCTGGCGCTTTTTCCAGCGCATCCAGCTCACGCCTTGCAGTTTTCAGCTCGTGCTTGATCTCCTGCAAAGGACGCCGCTCTTCGAGCGGTTTAGCCGATTCAGCTTCAAGCGTTGTAATCTGGGTTTGGAGCGTCTTCTTTTCCTCATCACGCTCGCGCTGAATTTGTTTTGCCGCCGCAACTTCAGGGGCGATTTGTTCCGGCGTGTATTCAATCGAACCCGGCGGCACTTCCTTGGGCGCGAGCTCCAGATTAGGACCAGCGGCCCTTGCTTCCCGTCCAGCCTGGCGAACCGCGGCTTCGATATTCGCCACTTCCGCTTCACGAGCAAAACCGGCCCCGGTCTGCGTCAAATTCCGCTGCTGCTCAACTTCGGCCTGTGCTAAAGCTTGTTTCGCTGCCTCGGTTTCCGCCGCGACGCGATCCGCCTTTTCCTGCTGAGCAATCTGGATCGGAGTAACGGCGCCACCGATCGTGCCACCCGCGACCGCGCCTACCGCAGCCGCGTTGAGCATCCCAGAAATACCCTCGGGCGAAAGCACATCTTTGCCCGCCGCCGCGCGCTCAATCGCCGTCTGTGCACCTTCGGTCGCACCTTCGAGCAGCGCCTGTTTACCTGCTTCCCTACCAACCGCGAGCGCTTTACTGGTGAGCGTGTCACCAAAGGCGAGCCGCTCAGCCCCTTCCAGGACTCCCGCCTTGCGCGCTGCCCGAAGCAACGGCAAAACATCGAGCGCGCCAGCAGCAGTACCGCCCATAAGCGCACGAGCAACTGGATTTTCAACTCCAGTCTCCACCGCTTCGGGGAAGATCGAGCCCGCTTCGATTCCCGTACTCGTCGCCGCGGCGCCCGCGATTGCGCCTCGGGTAGTCGCTTTCTTGAGTAACTCTTCACCCGCCTTGCGCGCGAGCAACCGTCCAGCGACAGCACCGAAGCCACCGCCAGCCACCGAAGCAGCAATCGAAGGAAGTGCCGAACCGAGCGCGTACTGGATGAAGTCTACAGCGTCGCCAAGGCCCTGAATCCCCTCCAGGGTATCGGTGGGTCGAGCAAGCGCGCCCGCTTCCTCCTGAGCCCTCTGCGCAAGCCCCAGGCCATATTCTTCGAACCCTTTCGCTCCGAACCCGCGACCGGCCAAAGCAGCCAATCCACCGGCTGCGCCCTTGAGCCCGAGAACCCCCTGAGAAATCCCGCGCGAAAAATCGCCCTGATTAGGATCTGGTCCGAGGATTTCGTTGATGGACGCTTGTTTTGTAGGGGCTGACCCAAGAAATTCGTCAACGGTCGGTTGTTTTGCTGCTACCGGTTGTTTTGCTGCTACCGGTTGTTTTGCTGCTACCAACTGCGGCAGCCCGCCGCGAACAATTTTTGCGCGCTCTTCCAAAAGCGCTGCACGCTGTACTTGATCTTCGGGTCGTAGCGCCGCCAGCGCGCGATCGATCACCTGCAGATTCGAGCCCGCAAACTGCGCCTCATGCGCCTCAATACCCGCCAGCTCTTCAGGCGTGAAGCGAACGATGTCGCGTAGATTGCGCTCGCGACTGTAATCAAACGACGGCATTTATTATTCGAACCCCATCGCTTTCAACCTGACTGCAGCCTCCTGCCGCGTAAGCGCCCCAGAACGATACGCCGCTTGCACATCCTGCGGGGTCTTCAATTGATTGGCCCCAAGTTCCTGCCCCGAACTCTTATGGAAAGCGCGGACCTTTCCAGTAAGGTCCTGAAGAAACTCGTATCCCGGATCTCTCACACTACCCCCTATAAACAGTGGTAGCAGCTGCGCACGCCGCTCAGGAGTCGTATTCGGATCTAAGTACTCATTCATCGCCCTCGCCTTCGCAACATTCTCAGCCGCAGTCAGCTCCGCTACTCTAAGCCTGGCATCCTCCGTACGATTCCTACGATCGTTCGCAATCTGCCGGACGATACCACCGGTCTGAGCGAGCGCTCCTAACGCTGTACGCGGACGATAGCCACTGATCGGGGTAACCGCCGGCACTCCCGTTGCGCCCAGGCGAATCACTTGGCCAGTCGTATTGTTTCGAATGAACCCTGTACCCGGCTCGGGAATCTCGTTTTCTATGTTGGTAGCCGGCTGCGACAGCGCACCGCTCGGCGCTCCAGCTTCACTCAGGTCTGGACCCGCGAACGCTTCCATCTGTTCTCTGAATGGAAGTGGAGAAGTATCCGCAGCAACCGCACCCGGAGCGGCCGGAGCAGCTACCGCCGAACGCGGTTCCAAATCAAACCCAGTTCTGAGCGCGCTCAACACTCCTGAACCAAAATTAACCAGAGGCTTTTCCGCCCCTGTGCTCAACGCTCGCGCTTGCTGAGTAATCGCCCAAGGATCTCGACGCCGACCCTCTAATGCCATGGCGCCCAAATTAAGCGCTGAATCAACTGGTGGAGCAAGCGCCTCATTAAGCTTCAACCATGGATATGCCAACGCGTTACGGGTCAGCCCCTGCTGCCCACCAAGCGCGGCTCCAAACCGCCGCCAAAAACTATCTTCAGCCATGCTAAGCTCCTTTACTCTTCAGTCGACTGCACCGCGAGCGTGTTGATCGTACTGAAGGCACCAGTTAACCGCGCTGAGTATTCCTGCGCTGCAAAATGCGCTGAACCAGTCTTAAACTCCAACGCCTTGATGGTTGCCTCCAACTTGGCTCGGGCATTCTCAATCGCGAGCCGGCTGATGTCGGTGTTTTCCCTCACCGCCTGGTCAATCGCCTTCAGCTTGAGCTCCAAATTCCGCTGCGTGGTCTCAATAAGGCTACGATCCTGTTGAATGTCCGCTTCGTACATTCGCACCTCAAGCTGGCCTTTCTCTGACTGCGCGGTAATCCGTGCCTTATAAGCGTCAAGCTCACCCTGATAGGCAGTCAACCGTGCTTGCGCCTGTTCAGTTTGAGCCCGCAAATTCCCCAGCATGACATCGGCCTTCGCCCGCGCCCCCGAGACCTGCGCTTGATAAGCTTCCGCCTGGGCTCGAAACGCATTCACTTTAGCGCTCTCCCCTTCAATGCGCACGCCGTACATCCGAAGCTCAGCAATCTTGGCTTGAACCTGTGCCTGATAAGCATCCACCTGCGCCCGAAACACTTCGACCCGCGTACGCTCAATCTCGGCTTGAATATTCGCCGCTTCCATCTGCGTTTTATAGACGTTCACCTGAGCCTCGATGCCAGCGAGCTGAGCGCGATAAATCTCGACATACTGCTTCTGCACTTCAAGCTCAAGCTTCTTGCCCTCCATCGTCGTGCGATAAATTTCTACCTGAGCGAGTGCTGCGCGTATGCGCGCTTCAAACACATCGGCTTCGACCTTGTAGCGTTCGAGCAAGACTTGGAATCGGCGCACCTGCGCGTTATAGATTTCCTTCGAAACCTCGAACATCGCCTTGGCAGCATTCAGCGCCCGCTCCATCACCAAGTTATGGAAACCGAGCAAAATCTGCTCAAGCGCCCTCGACTGCTCGATCGTGAATTGACGGTTCTGCACATAGAGATCAGCGCGCTTCAATGCGATCTCGCGCGAAACTGAGGAAAGCTTATCTTGAAGCGTTTGCTGCGCTCGCTGAAGCGCAACGTAGAAATCTCCCGGAGGCACATCAAAGCCACGCGAAGCCACCGCACGAAGCACTTCCTCTTCGGCCACGAGCGTCCCGCGAATCTCGCGCTCGCGCGCCCGCGCCCATATTCCTGCTTCATCGTTGGGCTCGATGCCATAACCCCCATTTACAAGATCGCTCAGAAGCTTTGCCTTGAGCGAATCGAGCAGCGCCGACTCGTAGACCCGCTCGTAAAATTCAAACGTATTGGTCGGCACCACCAGCTCATCATCCGGCGGGACCACAATGAAAGGGGGAACCTCCACGTTGGGCGGCGTGGGTAGCGCGATCGACGAAACCGTGGGCACAGCAGGAAAGGCAAGCATCGGCGCAGTGGGGAGCGCAGGCGTTGCAATCGAAGGCGAAGCAGGCACTGCCGGTAGATCCGTATCCGGTACCGTCGGGAAATCCAATGCTGGAAGTGAAGCATTGAAATCCGGCACCGTGACCGGCGTCGCACTATCAAACTCAAAACTGGGCGCTTGCGGCGCCGCGCTGATGTCAATCGAAACCGCAGGCCGTGCAGCAATCAGCAAAGGAATAGACCCGACATCGGGCACATCCGTGTAGCCATAGCTGTCGGGTAAGAGCCGATCGATATTAAAACCGTCACTGAACTGCACATTAGTGACTTCCTGCAAGCGCTGCGCAAAAGCCTGGGCTTCAGCCACTAGCGCATCGATCACGGCGGCTTGCGCATTGATCAACTCTGTAACGGTAGCCATTTACTGCACCACATACAAAAGATTGAAACCAGCTAATCTAGCAATGAGCTCATCCGAAGCCCAGTTGTTAAATAGCACAGAATAAGCACCACCAGTTTTTGAGATCATAGAGACACCGTGTTGTCCGTCCAGAGCATTCGGCCACACCAAAATTGAGTACTTCGAATCGTTGCTAAACGCCCAAATGTCCGCCTCATAAGGCAATACCGCATGAAAATAAACTGGAACATTGAGATGGTGGTAGGCTTCAACAGAAGAATCCGAAGCACTCAAATACCCAGAACTCGCGCCACCAGGAGTGCCATAGCTACCAGTTGAAGATAGAGAACTCACCCAGCTCCCATCATGGATGTACTCCACACTCGAATCTTCTTCGGTCAATTGCGGAACCGATGGGTTTACCCCTCCCTCTCCAACCTCGTAACTCGTAAGCAAAACGCCGGATTTGTAAATAGCTACATGAACAAGAAATGTTTCCTCACCGGTGGATTCCAAAGTTGTTGTTGCATAGTAATCACCAAAAACTGCTTGTGCTGCCTCACTCGCGAAAAGATCATACAAGCCAAGAAGCCAGTGAGTGACCACGAAAGGGGAAGGCGATGGAAACACGAAGTGGCGCTGACTACCAATACTGAGATTAACATCAGTGTGCCCCGGATAAATCCCTGTACCGACGATGCGCACTTCGCCTTGAAGCTCTTTTTTATATTCCCGAGTAAAGGCACCCAAGGTGTCAGAAGGAATTAAAAAAGAGCCTGGAGCAACCGCCAGAGAATGGCTTCGAGTAGCCAGAAAGGTCGGAGAAAAATCCTCCACCTGAAGCGTCTTTTCCTGCGTCAGCACGATTCGCTTCGCAATCTCAAACGGCATCGTTAACGAAAAAGAAGAGTTCTCCTGCTGCTGAAAAATAAAAGAGCCAAATGCAGCTCCTGGAACGCTCTGGTTCGTATCTGTCCGGTTAACAACATGAGAGCCCACCGATCGCTGCAGCCCAAAATATAAATAACACCCATTAAAAAAAGTACGAGTGATGGTGGTCATTGCTGCATGAGTGAAAACATCTGTCGTGTTAACCGTTATACTGGTACCACCAATCTGCTCATGACTCCCTTGAACTGTTTCCGTAGCATTGACATAATCCCCCGGCAAAAGAATTTCTAAACCTAGACCCCTAACAGGACCCCCAAAACGGGTCGATTTGTATCCAACAAACCGCTCGTACTCTTCACTCAGCAACTGAGCCGCATCAAATACCTTGTCGGCTTGAAAAAACACCCCCGTTTGGCTATTACCATTCGCATCGGCCAATTCAAAATGAGCTGAAGCGGTTACTACTGTCTGGCTTTCGGCCACCTCCACCAGCAGGTCACTAACCTGTATGAAAAGACCCCCTGTTAGGCCCACGCTCAATGGACCAATGGAATAGGAACCAGAAGCATGCGGATAGATGAGCGGTATCGAAATTTCTTCGCCTTGCCGCACAAATGTAAGAAGATCGGGCGGTTCAGAAAAGGTACGCCTGATAGTGAAGCTATACCCAAGCACATCAAAAACCTTGGCTTTCACCAGAAAAAAATGCATCCTTGCAGAATCGCGGGGTGCAAAGTATCGTGTGGGGTCAACAAAAAATACCCCGGCAGAGTTATCTGGATAGGTTACTGCTGAAAACGACAGTAGAATGTAAACGTCGCGGCCAATAAAAATAGCTTGGAGAATCGACGGAGAAATACCACAGACATATGGATGCAGCTTCGGTGAACTACTCTTGATGATATAGCGAAACGGAAGAAGAGCACTTTCAGTCTGACGAGCCCAAGTTGCATTCTTTGCCTTGAGTGCTAACCCCAAACGCTCCGCAAAAGTCACAGAACGTGCATCGATCTCACGATAAGCGATCCTATCAGCTAACGGCGATAAGACCACCGACTGGACTCTCTCCCCAGAATCTTCGTTACGCAACGAAAATTTTCTAAGTTGCTTTTCGCCCTCCAAACTGACAGCCTCAAATCGTTCATCGAAGAGTGCGGGCAAGGAAGTTACTGTGCCTGTAATTCTGATCCAATCAAACTCTCCCGCCGAGCGAATGTGAATCCGAGAACCATCGATCCCCCAGATATGCTTCGCGCCAATCGCGCGATCGTTCTTCTCCATCTCACCTTTCAATTGCTTGAGCTTGTTCTTGGCAAACGGGACCAGGTATTCAGCGCCCACCTCAACACTCAGCTTAAGAGCCATCAGAACACCCTGCGCCTCAACACATGCGGTTTCACCACGAGACTATGCAGCGTGAAGTCCGCACCGTTGCGATTGGCAAACTCGAACTGCCAGTAGCGCGATTTCGGCCCCCTGCCTAACCCCACCCGGCGCTGCTGAATCGTGCGCAGCCGATTATCCTTGAGCAGATAACTGCGTGTACCTCCTTCCGAGATAATGGTGCGCACTTCATTATCGCCATTGAACTTGCCATTGACATAGACGCGCGGCGTGCGTTTATGCAGCGTGGTTCCAAAATCCACAACGCCGGGACGCAAACTTGCGGAGATCGCCGTACCCGCATCGGTATCGTCACGGCCGAGAACAAAAATGCCGTTCGGACCCGCAGCCAGCACCTTGCCGTTGAACCGGGCGAAAGAGTTGAAATTGAAATTCTGGTATTCGGTCAACGCCGCGGTGCGCGTGTTCAATACCCAGGTGCGGTAGGTCGCCGCAAGCGCTGCAACGGCCAGCGCATCAATGGAGAAGAGCGGCAACTCGACAACGGCCTGCGCAAAACCGGAACCATGCGCATCAGCAGTGGCCTGAAAAACCGGCAACGTGACCGCAATGCTTGCATTCGCACCAGCCGCAACCGTGACGCTCGACCGCAGAGCGGGAATCGTCAACGCAACCGTCGCAATGGCACCCGCGGCGAAACCAGCTTCGATCTGCGGCAGCGGCAGCACAAGCTCGATCGTCGCCGCATTCTCGGCATACAACGTGGCTTGAGCCGTGGGGAGCGGCAGCGTAACCTGAAGCGATGCAGTGGCGCCCGCAACTGCTTGAGCCGCGAGCTCGATCAGCGGCAGCTCATTGACCAGTGACGCGCCCAGATCTGCGCTCACCGATAACGCCGGCAGCGTTACATCGACAATGACAACTTCGCCGGCAAGAACGGACGCATTGAGTTCAAGCGCAGGCAGCGTCGAACCGATGTCCGAGAGCTGCGCGGTCGCCGCAGTAACAGTAGGAGCCGGGAGAGTTGCAATTAAGAACGGCTCAAAAGAAGCCTGCGCAGAAAGCGTAGGCAGCGGCAACGTTATGCTAATATCATTACTAAGAACCGTCGCCGCAATCGTGAAAACCGGCAGCGTATTAAAGGCAAACGGCTCAAAAATCTCGCTCGCATCGAGAGTAAGCTGCGGCAAAGTGACAACAGCATAATCATGATCCGCCGCAAGGGCCTCGAATAGAGGGAGAGTGAGCTCTACGGTATTGACGCTTAATACATCTTCACCGACCTCGTATCTGGGTAGCCGAACACCGCTATCAAAACTCTGCCCGCCGACTTCGTAAACAGGAAGCCGAACACCGCTATCAAAGCTCTGCGCGCCGACTTCGTAAACAGGAAGCCGAATACCCGCATCGAAGGTCTGTTCCCCGACTTCGTATACAGGTAAGGCAAGGGCCATTTAGACCCCCTCTCAAAGAGAAATAGTCGCTTCGGTAAGCGTAGCTGCGTTACCGCTGGTAAGGCTCAGCGAATCCAAAATAAAATCAGCACCGGAAGTGCCAACTGAACCATCAATGGTGTAGAGATCCTTTGTCCATCGCGCCCAGCCTGCAGTACCAGAAGCAATCGCGTTCGCAACCTGGTTGCCGGTAAGCGCAGCCGCCCCACCACCGGCTGTCGCGTAACAGCAGGTGCCGCTGGTCCCCATCGGGATGTCAACAAGCTTTGTACCGGTCGCAGGAGCATCAGCAGAAGCGGGCTGAGAGCCTGTATAAATCGACAGGGTGCCAGCCTTCCCCATATTGAGCACGCCTGTCGCTTGGGTCCAGATGTCGAGAAGTTTGTTGCGTAGGTCGAAGTTGAGTTTCAACGTGCCGGCGCCCGCTGCTAGTTTGAGCCCGCAGTCCCTGAGCTGATGGTTGTTGTTGATGCCGATCGAGAGCGTATCCAGAATAAACGCCGCGCCGGAGGCGGCCACTCCAACAGAACCGTCAATGACCGCGTTACTCCCACTCGCATCTATCCAACGGGCGTACCCGGCTGTGCCGGTCGCCACGGCGGTAGCTTGGACATAAGCTGCCAGCGCTGAAGACCCGGCGTTGGCCGAAGACAAAGCGTTGGTGAGCAGGGTGAACGTGACGAGCAGGGTGCCCGTGGCGGCCGTGTCAGGGTTCGCAGGCTGTGATCCCGTGTAAACCCTGACCAGCCCATTAGCGACGAGTTTGTAGTTGTTCTGCACAACGCCGGTGAGCGCGTTCAGAACAACGTTCCGCCAGTTAGCGACTGAAAATGTAGTAGCCATCGCCGCCCCAAATTACTGCGCCGGCACCGTCACGCTGAATGCTGTGAGCGTTTGCACAGCGCTCGCGGTAATCGATGTGTTGCTCATGTTCATATTGGCGCCCGATGTGGCTACATTACCGTCGAGCCGGATGTAAGTCTCGTTCGAATCCGCAGTGTCTGGATCAGAAACGGAACCCTTGAACCGAAACCAGCCGGCTGAACCGCTAGCAGCCGCAGTCCCCTGCCAGGTGTCTCCAACAACTTTAGAGATCACGCCCGCTGCGGCGCTTCCGAGACGCAACCCGTTGGCCGCATCGACGCCGCTCGCCATATTCCCGTAGGTCGCTGTAATCGTGGTCAGGCTCCCGGTCACCACAAAGCCATTCGGTGCAGCGCCACTACCCGCCAGCGCGGTGATCGTCACTACCGCCCCCGAAACGCTCGCCCGATACTCGGGAGAGGAGAGCCCTTCGTTGATCGCCGCCGCGAGATCCGCCGCCGTCTGATTAAGCGACGTATTAAATGCCACGGCACCTTGCGGAATGATGTTGACGCCGTCGACCGTTATCGAATTGATCGAGCCGGAAGCTCCACCCGTCAGCGTCACCGAACCCGTTGCCAAAACCTCAGCAGTGCGCGAGCTACCGCTCTTGGTAAAGCGCACCAGCAGTGTGCCGCTTACTGCATCGTCAGCCGTGGTCGGCTGGGTACCTGTATAGACCTCCAGCACCCCATTCTGCAAAGCCTGCTTGAGCGAACCGTGCTGAGCCAGGAAGTTACGCAATCCCTTCGATAACCGCAACGCCATTTTCTTCTCCTAATCAAAACCCGTCACCGGGCACTTCAATCCCTTGCAACGTTGAAACAAACTGCATAACCCCCCGATGCAACCTCACCACCGAGGCACCGCGTTCCTGCTGCGGAAACGCAAACCTGCTCTCACTCAGATTTTTCATGACCCCGCCAGGGAACCCGACACAAACCCCGCGCTTCGAGTGCCAGATGGCGATGTCATTTTCAGAGCCATCATCCAGCCACTGCGCCGGGATGTATGACAGCGTACCTGGAATCGCACCATAATCGGCGAGCATCTGAATCCCGAACGCTTCAGCATCGCTACCAGCCAGATAAAAAATGCTGCTGTCGGTCCCGCAAAACACTCCGCCGCCCGCCGGAGCAACGATCGTGATGGCCGCCTCGAAAGCGTAGCTCTTCCGCAAGTCGTACAGTTCAGGGGCAAACGCTTCGCTGTAATACAACGTATCACCACGAACCAGCAAAACACGACCGTGATGGACCCCCAAAATGCGAGCCGGCGGCGGTGGTTTCAAGAACTGCGCGCGAAGCGGCAATAAGCATGGCCCGGAAGCGTGCAGCAGCGCCGTCGTCTCGGCATTCGTCAATGTAGTATGGCGGTACAGAAGCTCGCCATTGGGCTCGGATAGATAGATCCACTTGGCAACCACCGTGGGATCCAGAGATACGTCAATCTCGTCCAAACCGATACCAGTTGCTGCAGTGAGCTCAACAATACCGGAATGCGACGCACCGGACTCCTGCCCATCATCACGAACGAAAGTCAGTGCATATTGATAACGCCCTGGCAGCAGCCCACCGCCCACCACCTGCGCTTCAGGCACGTCGGGAACAGCAAGCCCCCAGCTACGGGCACGCCCCTTCTGCACGACGCCATTAACGGTGCCGTTGGAATAGAAAACGCGATCGCCCAGGGCCACATACGAAACCGGCAAATCACCGATCCCTGCACGCAAAAGCTGTGTCGTCCAGTCCGAGTCGACAGCAACCAAATCACCATTGCGCACCGCGAAACAAGTGCTGCCGTCTGACCAAAGGGAATGGGTAGAACCTGACACCACCGCGCTACCATACCCAGAACGGCGCCGCGCTTCTCCCTTATCATCGAGGTCAATGTTGAGCGCGGAAACGAGATCGCCTGGATCGAATGCTTCGGGCGCAAGGTTGTTGCGCAAGCCGCTAAACTTCGCAAACTCGACAACGCCTTCGTTATCCTGGGGCATTAATTCGCCCACCCACCAAAAACGAATTGCGGCGGCGCATACTCCTGGCGCCAGCGATCACGCTTCGCTTCTCGCAGCGAAGCCTCGAAGCGATCTCGATAATCTTTCGCTGTCTGCCGCGCCTGAGTATCCACATTGGGCAACATGAGCGCGCGATAAACGGCCCAGTCAACCAGCTCCAAGTGATACTCCTCCGGCACTTCAGGGCAGCAGTCCACTTGATCCAGCGAAAGCGGTTTCAATGGAAGCCGCACAACGCGCAGCAACGCGCTAAGCGCAGCCGCATCAGCGTTGGGCGCAGGACGAAACCGAATCACCCGCACCGCGTTATCAGTGGAATAGAGCCGCGGCCGGCTCGAAGGCTCGGTGTACTGATAGCTCGGTTGAAACAGCTCGGGTTCAGGCACCCCAACGTAGGGGCGAATGAAATAGTGATCGGTACGCGTTAAATCAATGTCGGTGTCGGACAACCGCGCGGAGAGCACTCGCAACACCGATTTATGGAGGTTGTAAGTTGCTTGGTCGGCGCTCAAAGCAACCTCGCAGCAAGCGGGCGATGTATCGTCGACCAGCACCCAGGCGAAGCGCGCGAGCCGCTGTTCACCCTGGCTTAAAAAACGCACCAGCAGCTCGTCGCTCCACAAATCGTCTGGAGCACCCGCGATCAAATCGGACTTGTCATCCAACTCTTCGCGCGTGTGCTCCAGAATTTCGGAGACTTGCATTTAACTCGCGATCTTGAATGCTTCGTTCGAGCGACGCAGGACTTCCAGGACAAAGACCGGAATCGATTGCTTGCCTTTGTCATATTTGTAAAGCACGCCATTCACCCGCAGTTCAACGGGTTCGGTCAGCGTCACTTCCTCGAACTCGCTTGACGGTGGCGATTGATCCTCACCAAGCTGAGCACGAGCTTGCTGATCGACTATCCTTTGCTGCTCATCAGCAGAGGGCTCCGCCGCAGTAGGCTCCGCAGTAGGCTCCACAGCGGGCTCCGCAGCGGGCTCCGTAGTAGGCTCCGCGGCAGACTCCTCAGTGGTTTCTACAACCTGCTGTTCCTCTTCACTTTTCCTCCGTACCATCTACCATCTCCTTTTCACACTGCTTCACCCAAAATACGAAATGGAAATCGCTTAACCGGCCGCATGACGTAGTTACCCTCATCGATTCTGACCATCTTCTCGATGACAGCGTTATTCAAAACTTCGATCACTTCCGGCGGCACGATCACTTCCACCCCGCGCTTGTAGAGATAAGCGCGCCCATTCACCTGCACAAACACATCCTGCGAATCGGTAGCGTCACGACTCTCTTCAATAACAATCGGAACACGCCGATCCGTCGATGCATGGGATAAGTTGGCTTCGCGTTCCACCGCAAAGCCCGCAACATTTTGCCGCGCGGCGGCGCGCGGCGGCGTGCCTTTGGAACCCAGAAGCGATTGACCAGGTTTGTTCTCGTCCATAAACCACCCCCAAAAGGCCCCTCCAGCGGTCCTGCATACCCTGGAGGGGAAAACAGCTACGGGATCAGCCCGTAGCGACCCAGCTATACTGCTTGTTCTGGAGTACCGCAGCTGCGGCAAGAGAGAAATTCTGAGCGGTTGAACTCACCGTAATGCCGCCTGAAGTCTCCAGCGTGCGTGTTCCCGCGGCGACGGTCTTAAGTGCATGAGTCGCAGTCATGCCTTCAAACCACTCGAACTCGATCCGATCAGTGAGATTGATCACGCGCACATAGCGCGGAGTAAAGCCCAACGTGATCGCCATCGCTCCCGGAGTACCCGCATCGTCGAGATAGCGCCCCTGGGCTCGCTGCACAATACCGCTGTCATAAGTCTTGCTTTGCGTGATAGCCATTTCATACCCCTCAAAAAATTCCGGTAGCGTGTCTTAACTGGAACTGACCAGTGTTGCAGCGGACAGAGTAAGCGCCGCTGCTGCAGCGGAAGTCATCGTGCCCGAGCTCGCGTAGTTGGTGTCCGCCACGCCAGAATCGGCATTCAACTTGGTCACGATAGCGTCCAGCGCAGTATCGAGCGCCGTGCAATCCGCGGCGGCGGCATTTGCTGTCGCGCGCACCGCCGTCAAATCGACCACCGCTGCAGCCACCTTCGCTTTCAAAGTAGCGAGATCCGTAACGATGTCAGCCAGTGCTGCCTTAATCTCCGGGTCGCAATTAAGTGCTGAAACCTTAGTAGCCACTTGAATTCTCCTTCCTCAAAGGAGGGGGTTAATTAACACCCCCCCAACCCGTTTTTTAGGCAGTCGCCGCGACTTCGCCGCGTGCCATCCACGCATCCTGCAAAATGACGCAGGTTTGCATCGTCTTCCAGCCAGCAGAACCCCGCTGCCCGAGCGGATCGCCATGCGTAGGTTTCGGATTCACCACCATTACACTGAGGGAATCCTTACCCTTGAGCGGGACGATCGCATAAGAGTCGCGGGAAAAGTAGAGAACCGGATAGACATCGGCAGCTGAACCGGTAGTGGAAATCATTGCGCCTGCAGTACCACCAGCGTCGGCGAACGCGCTAAAAATGGTGGAGCGCAGATAGCGCACATCTTCCAGCGCGCCAACCTCGTTCTCCCAGGGAGTAGTGCTGCCGTACTGCTTCACGTTAATGAAGCCACTGATGCTGCGTAGGTCGTTTTCGATATCGGGGTGTATGAGCCCGACAAAGGCAGCTTCGACCGGTTCAGTCCGGTAATCCGGCGTTGACTTCACCGTGTTGGTGAAATAGCGGGCGTTCTGGCGTTTGAAGCCCCGCGTCACCTTACGCTGCAGCGCCAGAGTGAGGGGTGTGTTCACATCGCTGCGCGCGGAACCATTGGCGTAATAGACCGTGGTGCCGGCTTTCAAGACGTTGTAACGAATCGTTTCCACCGTCTGTGCCGCCTGCTCACCCAGCACATCGCTGATCTGCTGCAGATACGGGTCTTCGTGGGTATCCTCGATCACGTCGGAGAAGGTGGTGTAATCCCCGTACTGATCCAGAGTTGCAGTGACATCAGTCACCGTAACCGTCTTGCCAGCAGGAGTTACCCCTTCAACCAGCGGCGTCGTGGCCAAGGCGAGCGCGTTATAGCGGCGGAACTTCGCTACCTTGGTCGACTTGGTGGGCATTATATAAACCTGCCCAAACTTCTCCAGGACCAAATGCGGAAGCCCACGAGTGAGCATCCGAGCAACAGCATGCGCAGCAGTACGCGGCGTGATATCGCCATATACTTGCGGAGCTACCATGTCACACCTCCAAGTAAGTCTGTATTACAACCCTACCCGGCTATCGCTTCCCTCCACCCCGCATCGTAGTCATCCTTGTCAACGCCTTTCGGCTGAACCACGGTGCGTTTAGCACCCACGGGAGTGAGCGCAGCGACCCTTGCCGGGTCTGCCTGTGGCTTGGCTGGTGGGGGTTGCGGCTCCTTCGGCGTAACACGACCAGTCGCTGCCTTGTACTGCGTAACCAACTCGATCACCTCCTCCGCATCACCTCGGTCATACGCTTTTTGGTAAGCGTCACGCAGCAACTTCGACTGCGTCTTGATCCATTCCGGAAGCTGCGTTACGACACCGTCGTAGTCCGGATGTATGGCCTTGATTTGGCGAAAGTGTTCGCGCGCCTCTGAGGATAAACTATTTTGTATGACAGGCGCAAGCTGATCATTGATCTTTTTCGCCATCTCGTGTATAGCGGCGGCGAAACGATGCTCCAGCTCGGCCTGGACTCGCACCTGGGCGATTTTCTGGGCGCGAGCAATATCGGGCCATTCTTTCTCGAAGTCGGTAAGCGCCTGGCGCTCGGCCTCCGAGAGTTCTGGCACCTTTGGCAGCTCGGGCTCGGGCGGTTTTTCCTCTTTCGGCCCCGGTGCCGGCGGCTGTTTTGCTTTAAAATCAGCAAGTTCCTGCCGAAGCGAGCGGACGTAATCAGGCTCTTCCGGCAATTTTCCCTCGGCTGCCGGCGCTGCAGGTTGCGCAGGCGGTGCAGGTGGTGCAGGT